CGCTGACGTTACTATTGACGTACACAGCGCCGCTGCTGGCGGTGGCACAGCTTACTCGCTGGTTGCAACTGCATCGGTTCCTGCTGACGCTTCCTTGATTGCTGTTGATAAGAACACAGCGTTGTATCTCGAAGAAGACAAGTCGATCACAGCGACTGCCAGCGCAGCCAACGACCTTGAAGTCATCGTGAGCTACGAAGAAATCTCGTAAGGAGAGCCGCCATGCGTTTGATCGGCAATGTAGAGAAAGACGCTCAGGTAAGGGCGGTGGCTTCTGGTGCTTTGTCCACTGGTGATACTGTTGTTGTTAATAGCGACGGCACTGTTAGTGTTGTTGATGGGTCACGAACTACTCAAACAGAGATAGCTGCCTATAATAGTCCTTTGTCTGGTGTGAACGAAAAAGTAGACATTTGTTATGATAGCGGCGAGGACAGAATTGTAGCAGTTTATAGGTATCCCAGCGATACTTATAGCGGCTATGCAATAGTCGGAGAGGTGTCTGGCTCATCAATTACTTGGGGAACACCCGTTAAGTACAATAATAGCTACACCCGTGAGGGCGATATTTGTTACGATAGCACAAACGATAAAGTTGTCGTTGTGTACAAAGATGATGGTGACGGTGACGGTGACGGCAGGGGCAGAGTTGGCACGGTATCTGGTTCAGGTAACTCAATCAGCTTTGGCACTGAGTTTGAGTGGTTAAATGCAGATGTTTACCACACTCAGATAGAGTTTAATGCCAACTCAGGAAAACTTGGATTACTCTATTCTCTTGGAGGTAGTTCAGGAGATGAAATCCAAGTTATGGCAGGTGAAGTATCTGGGACTTCTGCATCTTTTGGTTCAGGGGTGTCTATCACAACTAGCCCTTGGGGTAGAAACCATTATATTCAGCCTATTGGTAGCAATGCCTTCATCATAGCCTACAATGATGCAAATAACTCAAACTACTTAATGGCAGTAGTTGCGACAGTTTCTGGAACGACAGTTTCTTTAGGGACAGCAACGGTTGTTGCAAGCGCACTTTACAGAGTTTGCGGCCTTGCAGTAGATGAAAATAATAACATCTTAATCACCACAAACGATGGTAAATATTTTTATGGTGAGCTTTCTAGCGGTAATTATAGCAGCATTGCATCTGGAACTATAAACTCCGCTTATCGCAATTACGACAGCGTTTACGACCCACAAACAGGCTTGTTTTTAGCAATGTATCAGCACTCAGGTGATAGTGATAAAACATATGCGCAAAATATTTCGGTTAGTGGCTCTACGCTAACCTTTTCAAGTAGTACGCTAATCAATGGGAATAGTAGCACCTACCCCGCAGATGGTTTTGGATATGCCATGGCGCTTGACACAAGCCAACACACTGCGGTATCTGCATGGCATGTTTCTTCAGGGTCAGCATTGGGTATCGGTCTTTATCGTCCTAATTATACAGAGACCATTACCAACCTCACCGCCGAGAATTTCCTTGGTTACGCTGCGGCCCCATACGCAAACGCAAAAAATGCTGTAATTAATTCAACCTGCACCGTGGACCGCAATCAGACGGGTTTAACTGCGGGTCAGAAGTATTACGTCCAGATTGATGGCTCACTAGGCACAACGGCGGATGATCCGTCTGTCGTGGCTGGCACAGCTATCTCCTCTACTGAAATCATCGTGAAAGGTTAAACTGATGAAGACCATCGTTGAAACATCCAGCGGCTTGAGCAAGTACCTTCTTGCTGATGACGTTACTATTACTGCTACTGCTGACAACATCACAGTGGGTGATCCTGCTCAGTTCATCATTGGTGACTTAAACAGCACCACAGTGACCGTCACTGACAACGTGACCAACGCCCCTGCGGATTGGTCTGGCAACAAGTATTTCTTTGACGGCACTACATGGACGTTGAACCCTGACTGGGTAGACCCAACTCTCGACGAGGAATAATTATATGCGTATCATTGGAAACGATCCAAGCACTCCAAGACAAGCACAGATTGTCGCCAGTGGTACGCTGTCCACGGGGGATACTGTTGTAGTTAATGCAGATGGGACTGTAAGTGTTGTTTCGGAGACGAGTGGCAACCAAGAAATTGGCACGAGAACAACATTTAATTCAGAAACGACGTATGAAAATGTTGCCCTTTTTGACAGCAACTCAAATAAAATTGTTCTTATTTATTTTGACGGCGACATCTCTGGCGGTGCTGCTATTGTTGGCACTGTCAGCGGTAACAGTATTAGTTTCGGCACCGAAACATCTATCTACACTTCTGGCAGCAGGTTTCTTTCTGCTACTTTTGACAGCAACTCAAATAAAGTTGTTGTTGTCTATAAAGACGAAAGCAACTCTAATTATGGTACAGCTAGAGTTGGAACGGTAAGTGGTACGTCTATTAGCTTTGGTAGTGCCGTTGTTTTTGAGAACGCAACTTCTGATGGCTTTAGTGCTACATTTGACAGTAACAGCAATAAAGTCGTTGTAGCTTATAGAAACCGCTCTAATGGCCAGCAAGTTGCTAGAGTTGGCACTGTAAGCGGCACATCAATTAGTTTTGGGGGGTCTACTCAGTGGCAACCCTCTGGGTTTGCTAACTACATAAAAACCACGTTTGACAGCAGTTCAAACAAGGTCGTAATTGCATATCAAGACACAGGTAATTCATCATACGGCACTACTGTTGTTGGTACTGTTTCTGGTACGTCTATTAGTTTCGGCACACCTGTTGTATTTGAAAGCGCAGATAGTCCAAACATTGGAATTACTTTTGACAATAATGCTGGCAAGGTTGTTGTAGCTTACAGAGATGCAGGTAACTCTAATTATGGGACGGCTATTGTTGGCACTGTAAGTGGAACATCCATTAGTTTTGGTACACCTGTAGTTTTTCATGCGGTGCAAGTGGGGGGTTGTGCGCCTGTATTTAACAGTGTTGCTGAAAAAGTAGTTATTTCCTATATAGACCAAACCGCTGGCAGTTATGTAAAGTTTGTGTCAGGTACTGTTAGTGGAACGGATATTAGTTTCGGTTCTCCCGTGACTCTTGATAGTAACACAGGCGCTAATGAAGAAATGATTTCATCTGCTTTTGACAGCAATGCAGGTAAAATAGTTACAATCTATAGCAACTCTAGCTCCTCTAACAGAGGGGAATCTATTGTATTCCAAGTAGCTTATAGCGTCACCAACCTCACCGCCAATAACTACATCGGCACAGCCGCCAGTGGCGCAGCAGACACGCAGCGTGCAAAGATCAACCTCAAGGGCGCTGTGGACGAGAACCAATCTGGCCTGACCGCAGGTCAAAGCTACTACGTCCAGACAGACGGAACACTCGGCACCACGCCAGCAGACCCAAGCGTATTCGCAGGGACAGCCGTGGCTGCTACCAAACTTATCGTGAAGGGATAACACATGGCGCTCGACACCATTCCAAAGCAAGAGGGCGGTAAGCTCAAGGCCGTTGCATCTGGGACACTTCCGAGCGGTCAGCCTGTGGTTGTGAATAGCGATGGGACTGTTAGTGTTGTTGCGGAAAGCACTGAAAGTGCAGATCAGTCTCTTGGTTCAGCAACTACTTTTGAAAGTGCTAACTCTCAGGATATGGCGGCAACATATGATCCCGATCAAGACAAGGTTGTGATAGTCTATCAGGACAACACAAACTCTTTGTATGGGACGGCTATCATTGGCACTGTTAGCGACACTTCGATTAGTTTCGGCACTCCTACTGTTTTCAACTCTGCTAACACTTATCAGATAGCCACTGCATATGATGCAAGCGCTCAGAAAGCCGTCGTCTTTTATTCGGATGATGGTAACTCCAGTTACGGCACAGGGATTGTTGGCACCGTAAGTGGAACGAGTATCAGCTTCGGTTCAGAGACTGTTTTTGAATCCGCCACAACATACTGGATTTCCTGCGCCTATGACGCAAACGCACAAAAAACGGTGGTGGCCTATAGGGATAGCGGCAATTCCTTGTACGGCACATCTATTGTTGCAACTGTTAGCGGCACCTCCATTAGCTTTGGATCGCCTGTTGTTTTTAATAGCGGGTCAACGTATGAGACTTCAGCAACGTATGACTCTACCGCTCAAAAGGTCGTCATTTCTTACGCTGATAACAACAACTCTGGTAGAGGCACAGCTATCGTAGGCACTGTTAGCGGCACCTCCATTAGCTTTGGCTCTGCTGGTGTATTCAACAGCGGCAGGAGTGAACAGTCGTCCATTGCTTACGACGCAAACGCTGACAAGGTCGTTGTCGCTTACCGCCAAGATAGCAATGGATACTGTTTGGCAAATGTCGGCACTGTTAGCGGGACGTCAATTAGTTTTGGCTCTTCGGCTACAGTCAACGCAGCTAGTTCTGAGTACATATCAACAGTTTATGATTCAAACGCTGAAAAGGTTGTTGTTTGCTACAGGGACAACGGGAACAGTAATAGGGGCCGGTTTAATGTCGGCACCGTAAGCGGCACTTCAATTAGCTTTGCGGGAGAGCAGCTTTTTGAAGCAGGAGCGACTTGGCATATCGGTTCAACATATGACTCAACTGCCAAGCGGGTTATTATTGTGTATGGCGATGAAGGCGACTCATACTACGGTAAGGCCATAGTTTTGCAAAACGCTTTTAGCCGGACCACGTCCAACCTCACCTCCGAGAACTACATCGGTATGTCTACAGGCGGCGCTGTCGCTGACACAGGCAATGCCACCATAGACATAGTTGGCACGGTCAACAAAGAGCAGTCTGGCCTCACGCCCGGTCAGCAATACTACGTCCAGACGGATGGCACGATAGGTACAACACCTGCTAGCCCAAGTGTATTGGCGGGGACCGCCGTTTCTGCTACAAAGATGGTAGTCAAATCATAAGGTAGCGTCATGCCGTTAATTCCTCTCAAACTACCAGCAGGGCAATATCGCAACGGCACTGACCTCATGTCGCAGGGCCGCTGGCGGGACATCAACTTAGTGCGCTGGCACGAAGATGCACTGCGTCCTGTTGGCGGCTGGCGTCAACGCGCGTCCGTTGACCTTAACGGCGTTGTCCGTTCCATGCTTGCGTGGGAAGAGAATGACGGCCTCCGCCAGACTGCTGCGGGGACGTACAATAGCTTGTACGTTATCAACGCAAATGGCACTGCAACTGACATCACGCCCGCTGGCCTCACGGCTGGTCGCATCGACGCAAATATCAACACGGCATACGGCGGCGGGTTTTACGGCAACGAAGAATACGGATTGCCACGCGCTGACACCGAAACCATCCTCCCGGCCACAACGTGGTCTCTTGAGAACTGGGGCGAATACTTGCTGGCCATGTCATACGACGATGGCAAGCTGTACGAGTGGCAGGGTGACGTTCTGACTGACGCTGCGCTGATCTCAAACGCCCCAACAAGCTGCACTGGCATGATGGTGACAGAAGAGCGTTTCGTAGTGTGCTTCGGCGCTGGCGGCGATCCTCGCAAGGTGCAGTGGTCAGACCGCGAAGACAACACAACTTGGACGCCAGCAGCTACAAACGAGGCTGGCGACATAAACCTGCAAACCAACGGCGTTATCCTCGCCGGGCTTCGCACACGCGGTCAGTCGCTTATTTTGACCACAGAAGACGCACACAGCCTGACATATCAGGGTCCGCCATTCGTGTATGGCGTGGAGCGTGTTGGCACCTCCTGTGGGCTTATAGCGGCCCGTGCGGCGGCGTCTGTTGACAACGGCGTGATCTGGATGGGTCTGCGTGGGTTTTTCGTTTACTCCGGCGGCAGGGTGCAGAGCATCCCGTGTGACGTGGCTGACTATGTATTCAGCGACATCAACAAGGATCAGCGGTCAAAAGTTTCTTGCGTGGTCAACAGCGCGTGGAACGAAATCTGGTGGTTCTACCCAAGCGCAGACAGCCTTGAGTGCAACCGCTACGTTGCCTATGACTTCGTTGAAAACATCTGGATCACAGGCGAGATGGATCGCACGGCTGGCGTTGATCGCGGCGTATTCCGCTATCCAATGTTCATTGCAAGTGACGGCACACTGTATGAGCATGAGATCGGCTACAACTACGGCGCAAGCACTCCATACGCTGAAACCGGGCCGATCTCCATTGGCGCTGGCGACAACCTTATGAATGTGGTCGAGCTTATCCCAGACGAAAAAACGCAGGGCGATGTATCCGCCACGTTCAAGACGCGCTTTTACCCCAACGGCGCTGAGAGCGAATACGGGCCGTTCAGCATGAGCAACCCGACATCTGTACGCTTCCAAGGGCGTCAGGTGCGGATGCGTGTTGAGGGAAGCGTTGCAACTGATTGGCGTGTCGGCATCATGCGGCTTGACGCGCGGCAGGGTGGGCGTCGATGAGAGTTGTTCCGCCGATCACAGTGGACTTAGCGGCGTGGGCGGAAAACCTGCGCCGTTATCTTGGCAGGGCTTTAAACCAGCTCGACGCCAAGGATGCGTCCGTGTCGGCGGCAGAAGATGGCGTTTTGCTGTGGGATCGGATTAACGGCTACCCAGTGGTTTCTAAAGGTGGCGAGTGGCGTCAGATCGTGCTGGAAGATGGCCAGTATGCTGGCGGCATCACAGCGGATCAGACTGCGGCATCTATAAACACCGCTTACGCTTTGACGTACACATCAAGCGCTGCCGAAGGTATTGCAAACGGCACACCAGCATCTCGCATAGTCTTCGAAGAGGCTGGCGAGTATATGATTAGCTTTTCGGCGCAAATTTCATCTACGTCCAGCTCAACTGTAAACTTCTGGTTCTGGCCCCGCGTCAACGGCGTTGACGTTGCTGGGTCAACGATGAAGAACGCACTGCATCAAAACGGGGCGACGCTTGTTGTGTCTCGGTCTGTTATTTTTAACTTTGCCGCCGGAGATTACTTGGAAGCGATGTGGGCTGTTGACAGCACCAGCGGATTTCTCGATGCAACTGCGGCAACGGCGTTTGCGCCCGCAGCACCAGCTTCCACCATTGCGATAACGAGGCTGCACGGATGAATGAAGAACTGGCACGCTGCAAGCCTTGGATCGAGGCAGCTTTAAGCTACAGCGGTGGCACGCATGGCTTCGATGATATAGTCGCTGGTTTGCAAAAAGGTACGCTGCAACTGTGGCCTACGCCAAGGGGGTGCATAGTCACTGAAATAGTGGTATATCCGAAGAAACGCGTGTTAAACGTATTTCTAGGTGGCGGTGAATTGGACCAGATTTTAGATATGCACGATGATGTGA